TTCCGCTAAAATGCGCTCCATTCTTTGCTGCCTTGCTTCGCCATAATTTGCACCAGGCAAACCGCGCGCGGTGCGAATTGAAAACTCGGCAAGACCCTCAGCCGCTACGTCAACGCCTCGGTAACCTGCCGCGCTTAGTTTTTGATTAAGGCGCGTCAACTCATCGCTTGCCGCTGCGTAGCTTCTGACTTGCTCCCTTGTCATTGGGGCACCAATGCGCATTGATTCAGCGACTGCGCCCCCAAGGCCGGCCTGCATGGTTGGCAAGAGCTCGGTGCCGCTGCGACCAAGAAGGCGTTGCACGTCTGCCAATTCGTTGGCTTTATTGACGCCTCGCTCAACTTGCTCGGCAATGCGCGCAAAAAGTTGCTCTGGATTTTTGCTTTGCAGCTCGTCAAGCGTGATGCCGTAGCGTTGAAACGCTTCTAAATATTGCTTGTTGCCTTGTTTTGCATCTAGTTGACGCACGGCAAGCGCTTTGAATGCTTTACCCATGTCCTCAATGCTGCCACCGCTTTGGCGCGCTGCATAATCAAGGTGCTGAAACGTTTCAACAGCAACGCCCATCTTCGCGGCTTCGTCGCGAATTCTAGCGCCTTCATCCATTGGGCCGGTCACAAGTTTGCGCATCAGGCCGCCCACGATAGGGATGCCCATGAGGCCACCCATAAGGCCGCCTCTTGAAATGCCGCCCATTGCAGCGCCGCCCATGCCTCTGGCTTGTTGAGCCATAAAAGTGCCGGCTTTAGCCTTCATGCGCTTTAAGCCAGCATCAAAACCGGTCGTGTCTAGGCCAACCTTTGCTTTTAGATTCATGCGCTTGCCTTTCGGTCTTCTTCATTCATTGCATCGAGCGCGGCCAAACCTTTTGCAAGGTCTCCCTCGATGATTTTGCTGCCGCCATTTAATTCGTTGCTGCTTAGAATGTCCCAATACAATTGCCCAAAAGGGGCGTCATTGATTGTGTCCGGCGAATAATTCAAGCGCTCCAACGCAATGGTGCGCATGATTTGCAATCCTGGCGTGCCATATTTGGCGCCGGTGGCGTGGTTGTTGTCGGCGCTCATCGTCTCAGGTGTGCGCCGGTTAGCTTCTAGGTAATCAAGAGCGGCCTGCATGACATCATTGTAACGCCCTGGCAAGCGCTTGCGTGCATACCACCATTGCCCGATGGGTGACAAAAACCACCCAAGCCACTTGGATGCGCTGAAGTAATCGCGCGAACAAATGCCAACAAAGGCGTGAAAGTCCAACCGTGTAAGCACTTCAAACAAGCCAAGGCGCTCCATCAAGAGCGCGTGGCCATAGGTCAATGGGCGCAACTTAACGCCGGCCACATAACGATGGCCAGGCGCTACGGTTGAGGCCCAAGTGTCAGACATTAGGAGACGTTATCGTTTGCAACGCCGGTTCCAATGTATTCAATCGCTGTTATTGACCACTCGGCATAATTAGCGTTTGACCTGACCTTTTCGGCGGTTTGAACAATAAATTGGTCGCCATCAATTTCGGCCCAATCAGTGCTTGAAATGTCTAGCTTGTCGCCGGCCTGAATAACTGTTCCAAAAGTTGCATCTGCGTGCGCTGTTGTGTTGGTGTCAGTTGTTCCAGAAATCATTCCCGTGATATTTAAAATCTTTCGGTGATTGTAAAAACACGAGCTTATGACTTCACCATTGCCATTGGTGGCGGTGTTGTTGTCACTTTCTAGTGAAAGCCTGATTTCTGTTGCATACATTCGGACATTAACGCCCGTGCTCCCAACGTCAAAAGTGAGATATGTGCCATCGTTCTTGGTGCCGTATGTGAACGCTTGGCCTTTAATTAATTTTGCCATGATGTTTTATTTTTTAAGTTGTTGTTACTCCCAGCGCGGCTGGAAATGTGAGTGTGATGGTTTCGCGCAAAATGGTGCCTTCAACATCGCGCTCGATGCCGCTTTGCTCGGCAACGCCAAAAATGTAAAAATCTGTTGCCCCTGTGTTAATAGATTGCAACTCGCTCCAGAAAAGCGATTCCTCAACAGCGCTCAAAAGCTCATCATGCACCTCCAGCGCATTGGGTTGGCCTTCCTCATCAATCTCGCTTTGCACGCTTACACTCAAGGAAATGTCCATGTTGCCAGTGTTGGGCGGGTTTTGGCTTGAGCCAACATAGGCAACCACCACGCAAGGCATGGCCTTGATGGTGTCACTTGTGCCGGCGTAAACAGGCACGCCAACCTGGTCTTGCAAATAGCTTTGAAATGCTGCCTCTGTTTGTTTGCGGTAACTCATGCAAAGCCTTTCATTTTGCCCCAATCAACACCCATTTTGCGCTTGATGTATTTGAGCATGTCGCGGCGTTCAACTGTGATTGCTTTGCTCAAGGCGCCTTTTAGGCCGGCAATTGTGCTGCCATAGAAAACGCCGTGCGTAATGCTTGCTTGCGGGTTGTGCGGGTCGCGCCGGCGCTCTGGTTTAGCTTTGCCTTTAAGCTTAAAGCCCTTTTTATTGCGTGGCACGCGCACGCTTTTGATGTATGGCTTGAGGTCGGCAATGCAGCCATACCACGCGCTTTTTAAAAAATTGGTGCCCTTGGTGCGGTAACGTATCGCGCGACGTTCTGAGCGCGCCATGGGGCGCCCTGATAAGCCTTTCTTGCCCTTTTTGCCTCGATAGTAATTTGTCAGCACAGCGGCCAAAGGTGCGCGCGGTGCCACGCGTGAGGCGCCTTGCATTTCTGCGCGCACATTGCTGGCTTTTGCGTTGGGCGTATAGCGTGCGGCCTTCATGGCTAGATTGGCAGCGCGTTGGTTAACTGATTCGACCCAAGTGCGACTGGACAAGCTTTGATACTTTAAAAGCACTTTGTTGAAGTTGCCCATGTCCATGGCAATGGTTGTTTTGGTGCCTGGAATCATTGCTTTTTCATCAACCCAAGCTCGAAGCTTGCGTCATTGGTCAACAGTTGTTGAATCTTGTAACGCTTGCCGCCCTTGGTCAGTGTAGCGCCCACAATCGGTTTGATGCCTAAGTCGGCCCATTGCTTGCGGTTGCTGGTCAAGGTCAGGTCGTAGCCTTCCAGCATCCCGCCCTCTTCAAGCTCTTTTGTTTCCGTGTTGCCGCTTTCTACACAGCGCAAAACGTTGCCATGGTAATCAAGCAAACCGCCGGCCAAGCGCTCAATCTCAACTTGTTGCTCATAGAGCAAACGCGAGCGGTGGTGCCCTTGGTCGATTGTGTCGCTGTCTAGCAAGTTGCCGTTGTTCGTTTGGAAAGCGTCAATGCGATAGGTGCCGCTGCCGTCTGGCACGTTAAGCGATACGGTGGCCGCGTCGGTCCAGTCGCTGGTGTAAACTTGGATTGTATAAGCATCCGCACCAAATTGCGCACCGTCGGCGGTGACCCTAAAAAGCCGGTAACCGCTGGCAATGTCGTCAAAATTCATCACGCCATCCGTAAACACAACAGCGGCCCAACTTGTGGGCGCTGCGCTTGTGGTTGTCTCATACAACCAACCGGCGCGTGTGTTGATGATTCGAGCGTCTGGCATTCAATCAAAAAACCCAGGCGGGCTGGTTGCCCTGCCGCGCCTGGGTTGGGTGTGGTGACCTAACGAACAAACAGCGAGCGAATCAGGCAGTTGCCTTCTTCTTGGCTTTGGCTTTGGCTTTTGGCAGCGAGAGCGGTAAATCTGCGCGCTTCCAATAAGGTGGTTTGCGGTAAACACTAACGCCGGAATATTTGCCGGACGGGTTTTCTCGCTCGGCAATGAATGCGGCTTTGCATGTGTCAGGGTCGCCCATGGCTATAAGCTCGGGTGAGCCATCAGGCAAAAAGCCAACGGTGAATGAAGTCTTAAATATCATGATGATTTATTGGTCGGTGATTCTGATTAAAGCGTTTTGGTTTCCCACGCTGCATCCGTAAAGAATGCTGACCGTGAGATACCATTTGCCCTCGGTTGGGCGATAAAATTTTCTTGTTTGAAATGGCAATCCGGTGCGCGGCTCTATGTTGTCGATGACTTCCACGTTGCCATAGAGCGGGCGGCTTACTTGGCGCGCTGCAATGCATAACGCGCTTGGGTGGCAAAAAAATCCTTGCAGGTTGTTGGCTGTCGGAATGTCTTGATATTCAGACACGCCAAAACCGTAAATGGTTGAAAGCTCTCCTTCTTGCAAAGGTCGAGCGCTGCCATATGCGCCCGCATCCATCAACAAACCGTCTTTGGACAAACTTGCTGTGTAATTTGGATTAAGCATTACAGTCCGCAGGGAACTTGGGCACCCGTTGGTTGTCAAAGTGCTGGCAGCGTCTGCCAAGTCATCACTGTCAAATGCGGTGGCAGTCCTGACTTGGGAGGCGCTAAAGTTGCTGGGCGTAATCAGGCCCAACAAATCATCAGAAACACCTTTTGCGGTGGCATCTATTGCTGGCCGCAAAAAAGTGCGCTCCAAGATGGTCGGACTCTTGAGCTTTGAAATCTCAAAATCCGTAAACGCCATTGAGAAGCCTTTAAATTTATTAAGAGGAATCTCGATTGCTGTGCTCGTTACATCGCTGGCGCTGTAGCCAGTGGACAAGTCCTTAACTGAAACGGAGGAGGGAACGCGGGTCACTGTGCGGTCGCCGCGCTCCCTCACTTCCGTTGAGAAGTTGCGACTCACAAGCGAAAAGGCGAAAAAGTTGGAGGACAGTAAGTCGAGCATTTGCTCACTTACCGCTTCCAAATAGACGCCGCTTGAGAGTGCGTTTGCCATTCTTTTAACTTACGCAGACTTAATGCGCTTGAGCGCGGCACCGTTACCAACGGCGACACCGTAAAGCACGCCCATGGTCAAGTAGTGCTTGCCGGCAACGTTGTCATAGAACGTGCGCAATTGGATGGGAAGTCCCGTTGAACCGTCAACGATGTCGGACACCTGAGCACTTCCGTCCCCAGGGCCGGCAGGAGTTCTTGCAGCCAAACACAGAGCGGAAGGATGCAGCGCGATGGCGGCAAGGTTTTCACTGTTGGCAGGGATGCCGGTGTATTCGTAAAGGTCGAATCCATGCACGCGTTGCGCAGAGTTTTCTTGAACTCCGGCGGGTGTGCCGTAGCTGGAAGCGTCTTGCACGATGGCATCCTTTTGAATGGACGCATAATAAGAAGGCGGCAGGATTAAAGCGCGCTCGGATTTGGGCACCTTAGAGGTGCTAAGGTCGGCGGCCAGGTCGGCCACTTCGTCCACGTCAAAGTTGGCGGCGGTGATGACTTCGTTGGCGCTGTAGTTTGCGTTGAGCACTAAAGCAAGCAAGTCGTCCATTACGGCGTCAAGTGTGACTTCTAAAGCGGGGGCAAGAAACTGGCTAGAAAGCCAGTCAAAATTTCCTGCTTTGGAAACTTCCATATCAGTGAACGCCATGCTGTAACCTTTAAATTTATTAAGGGTAACAGTCACAGCGGTGGATGTGACATCTGAAGCAGTGTAACCGCTTGAGAGGTCGCTTACAGTCATGCTGGAAGGCACGCGTGTCGTGACGGATTCGCCGGCGCCGCTAATGTCGGCACTGAAGTCGCGCGAAAAAGCGCGCAGCGGGTGAAACTGGGTACTCAAATAGTCGAGTGCCTGCTCACTAATTTGGGCGAGGTTAATACCTCCTAATGTATTGGCCATTTTTTATAGTCTTTCTTTGATGTTTTTGAGATAGAAAGCGCGGCGTTCTTGGCGGTCCTCAATGGCGTTGTATTGCTGCCATAAGGTGTCTATAGATGCCTCGGGCTCCGGCTCTTCGGTGGCTTCCTCAACTGGGGCTTCAACGCCTACGCTTGCCGCGATTTCAACGGCTTTGTCGGCGGCGCTCTGCTGTGCCTCCTCAAGAAGTAAATTCGTATCCTCAAGCAATTTGATTTTTTGCTCGAGCGCTTCAATGTCCTCGGCGTGTTGTGCGCCAAGTTTGGCAACCTCGTCGGCGTGGCTTGCTGCCGCGCCTTCAATCTCTGCCTGTAGGTTTTTATTGGCCTCGGTGGCTTCTTCCAATTTCCCCGCAAGGCTGGACAGCTCAACGTTGGCTTTCACTAAGTCTAGAATCGTTTTCATTTGTTTTTGTGGTGTTGGTTAAAGGTTGGTCATCAGCGCAATCACGTCTTGGAGGTCGTCAATCACCCCGTCCGCAAGGCCCGCCTCAACGGCTGAAAGGCCCTCGTAAACTTGGCCGGTGGTTGATGCCTCTGGCACAGTGCGCTTGACGTTGATGTCGTCTTTAAAGCGGTCGTGCCATTTGTTGACGTTGGCTTGCAAGCGCTCCCGCGCTTCGTCGCTCAATGGCTTGAAGTCGGCATAATCAAGCTTGTTCTCACCGGCGGCGATGGCGTTGACGCGCAGGCCCTGGTTGCGCAGGTATTCGCTTTGGTCTAGCAAGGCGATGTAAACGCCCACGCTTCCAACCTCGGCGCTCTGACTCAGCAACACATTGTCGGCCTGGCTGGCTATCCAATAGGCCGCGCTGGCGGCGGTGCCTTCGGTGTATGCAACCAATGGCTTTTCAACGGCGCGCATCTTGGCGGCAAGCTCGGGCAATCCGGTGATGGTGCCGCCAGGTGAGTCGATATGCAGCAAGATGGCGGTCACATTTGGGTTGGCATCCGCCTCGGCCAGTTGGGTGGCAATGTCGTCGTAATCGGTCATTCCAAACATGAGTTCCCAATCCGTGAGCATTTTGCCCAGGGGTCCGTGAATGTGGATGATGGCAATGCCGTCGACTTCCTCCGGCGTGGGTGGCTCGTATGGGCCGCCGTCTTCGTCTTCCTCGTAGTGATACGCATGCGCGGCCTCCACAAGCGTGGAATGGTATTCTGGGCGTATGGCCCATGGCTCGTTGGCCAACTTATGCGTCAATTTCGCTTTCATTATTAAAAACTGGGTTTGGGGTGCGTTGGCTTAAAAGGTGCAAGGCGGTTTCCATGGAAACGCTGTAATCATCTGCCAAGCGCTTGGCGCGCTCCAGTAGGTCGCTGGCTTCGCGTTCAACTTGGTCGCGCATGTCTTGCCAATCGTGCCCGCGTTCGCCGGCATCTTCGCGCATGGTGCGCAAGCCCATCTTGATGGCGTCTTGGTTGGCGCGTGCTTCGCGCCCAAGGTCAACAGTGATTTTCTTGGGGGCTTGCCAGTTGACGCGCCACCAGTTGTCGCTTGGCGGCAGGTCGCCGCGCTTAATGCCTCTAGCAATCACCCAGCCCCAAACACGATTGCAAAAACGTGAGATTAAAAGGTCTTGGCGCTCCTCGAATCGGCGGGCCGCTTTTTCTAAAATGAACCTTGAAGCGGTTCCTTGTTTGCTGGGTTCGACGACGAATTCGTATGG